ATCACTAATTAGCAACCGCGCACTACTTCGCGATCCTAGTACGGGGCGCTTTGTGAGTAGGCGCGTAAGTTTTGAATCAGAGGAGATTAAAAAAAATGGCGACTAGTGGAAATTATAAAGGCCGGCCAAAGGTAAAAAAACAAAAAGTTAAGCTAGAAGACGTTACAGGGATCCTCCATGCTTTTAGTGTTGACGGTGTACGCTTTGAAGCGGGAGAAGATACACAATCGATCCCACCACACGCCAATTTCGATTGGCTACTTAGACGGGGCGCGATCTCCATTAAGGAAGGTTAAAAAATGGCAAAAACTACAGGCTTACAAACTAAATTTTATTTAGCAGGTGTAGACATGAGCGCAGACGTAGCGAGCATCTCTAACATAGGCTACACACAAACCCTTGCAGATACTACAAATTTAAGTGTTTCCGCAATGGAGCGGATCCCGTCTACGATTGACGGCACCCTTGCAATTTCGGCATTCTTTGACTCTGCGAATGGGCACTCTACTTGGGTTCCTAGTGGAGACATACCAACAGCGGATCGTAATGCTTTTGTAGGTATGTCAACGACAGTAGGTGAAGCGTGCTTATTTGGTGCGTTTAAACAAACTAGCTACTATGTTTCGCGGCCTGATGCCGGCACCGGCGCTATCACGTGCGCAATTGATCTATCGGCTGCTGATGGTGCCTCGCCTTCATTCGCTGTACTTCAAACAGCAGGCCTAGAAACTAACGCCGCTACAGATACATATACGGCAGTGGATAACGCCGCATCTAGCGCGTCTGGTGGCCGTATGTCCGTGCAATGTACAAGCATAGGGAGCGGTAGTATCACGCTAAGCGTAGAAGATTCTGCAGACAATATTACGTACGCCAGTTTAGCCAGTTTTACGGCTATTAGTGCGGCTGGTTCCTCAGAAATTGTGTCTATTTCGGGCACGATCGATCGCTACACAAAACTCGTCTCTAGCGGCACATTTACTAATGCTGTTGTTATTGTCGGGTTATCTAGATCTTAGGATCTAAAAAAAGGAGATAAGTACAAAGTACTTAACATAATATTATGGCTAAAACAACCGGCTTATCAGACTACTTTAGTCTGACAGACTCAGGTTCTACAGAGCGTGATCTATCAGGAAGCGTACAAACATATACGCTAAATTCTGGGCAAGCGCTCCAAGATACTACCGATCTAAGTGAGAGTGCCTTTTCTAGACTGGCCCTCTTATCTGATCTGAGTATTAATTTAACTGGCGTGTGCGACTTTGCCGCTAATAAATCAAATGCAGTTTTGACAACTGGAACTGGCACGGCTAGAACATTTGTTCTGGCGGTTGGTGGCAATACTGGAGGAAACCCAAAATTAACGGGTACGTGTTTAATTCAAGACTACGCGATCTCGCGTGGAAATGATGCAAGCCTGACGTTTTCTGCAACACTGCAATTATCTAATGGAAGTATGCCTGCATGGGGCACGGTTTAGATTAAAAAGGAATTATAATTATGGCTGGATTTGCGCTACAGCGTCGAAACATCACACTACAATTTGAAGGGACAGACTTGGACGGTTTAGAAGCTACCTGTACTCTTGATCTCCCTCTTGGAACTTTCCTAGAGTTGCAAGATCAATTAAACGGGAATTCTGAAGGGGGCGCGGATTCTAAAACGCTACGATCCGCTTTTTCTTTGTTCGCGTCTGAGGTTCTGCAATCGTGGAACCTTGAAGACGAGAACACCGGCAAGCCGATCCCACCAGATAAAAAAGGAATTATGACACTCTCAGCGCCGCACGCCTCTATGCTTATGAGTGTCTATTTTTCTAGTGTGTCAGAGATACCAGAAAATTTAGAAGACGAATCATAGAATGGCAAACAGTAGGAGCGGGAGCAGTACGATCAGACGGGCGGATCGTTTCTGCACCTCTTGAAATGGCACATAGCCGGCTAGTGGATAACCTCTGTCAACGTTGGGGCGTGCCGCCTTCTATGGTTCTTAAAGAGAACGCCTCAATTCTGCGAATGGTTGCAATTTCGGAATTGGCAAATCAAGATGTGTTTAAAGACGCATAAAAATAGTGCTAGAAGCTCGTGAGAGCGTGATTCTGGCGATTTACATACCTACTAGGTATAAACATACAGGAGCGGCAAACATGGCCACAGAAACGTTAAAACGTAAACTAACAAACAAATTGCATATAAAATCAATGGATGAGTTAAGCGGGGTAGTGGTTGCCTCGGTGAATACACAAGGTGCACCGGATCTCGATGATGATATTTTATTGCCGGGCTGCTTTGATAAATCAATTGCAAAACTTGAGCAAGATCCGATCGCGATCCTGTTCGGGCATGATACGCAAACGGTAGTAGGTAAATTACTTGATGGGTGGACGGTTCACAGAGACGACGGTACAGCAGAATTACACGCCGAAATGTTATTTAATATGGATACCCAAAGCGGGCGCGATTGTTTTAGCAACATAAGTTTTGGATCAATTGCACAATTCTCTGTAGGCTTCAACGCACGACACGAAGATATGGAAATTGTACAAATTGAAAACAAGTCATATACGCAAATTAAGGAAGTACAGCTTGTAGAAATTTCAGCAGTGCTACGGGGTGCATCGAAAACGGGTTTAATTTCTGTTAAGAATGCAAACGAGATCCAAGCGGGTGATTTAGAGCCAGCAGAGCTAAAAACAAAAGAGGAAGTGAACGACAACACGTACACAACAGAAGCGGAAGCGCTAGAGCGAGCTGGTGAGCTTGGGTGTGATGGTAGGATCCACGAAATGCAAGAGGGCGAAAACACTTACTACATGCCGTGTAGTGATCACGCAGAATATGAAAGCTATCTAAACCGCGTACCTGAGGAAGTGCCCGCGGGCATTTATTCGCAAGATACAGAAAACCAGAAAACAGATATAGACGCTACACAATCCCACGCAGAGCAACAAGCCGCCGCCGCCAAAATTCACGGTTTGGCCGCTTCTGAAATTGCCCGCGTCCGGCTTGAGTGGCTAAAACAAAAAACAGGAGATTGACGAAATGTCACAAGAAAGTACACAGCTTCGAGATCTGGCACATGCCGAGACACTCAAAGCACAAGAAAAATTAACAGCAGGAGAGATCGACGCATCTTTAGCACATGCAGAAGAAGCCGAGAAACACCTAGCACGAGCGCAGGATCTCGATTCTGCCGAGTCACGGATCAAGAATCTACAAATGAATCCTTCAGATATGCCGGTATGGGAAACCACCCCAACAGGTGCCGAAATATCGCAGATCAAAGAGGAAACACAAAGCAATGCAAAAGCCTATAGCCCTGATTACAAGCCCCGCGCTTGGATCAAAGGTGACAACGGCCAAGACTTGGCCGCAAGTTCACAGCCTGAATACGTCATGAAGGACGCGGGAACAAATCACCACGAAGCTAAAAAGGTTCAAGGTGAAGCGTTTAGGACATGGCTTTCTTACAAAACAGAAGAAGCGTTTAGATTGAACGCCGATCCTGTTCATGTTAAGGCCATGAACGAGACGACTGATGCTCAAGGCGGATCCATAAAAGTGTCCCCTATGCAGGTGACTGCGTAGTGCATAACGGGGTGAATTGCTGGAAACCTAACGCGCAAGCCAAGGCGATCAGCAGCCAAGCCGATCAAGATCGTGATCGGAAGGTTCAGAGACTAGGCGGATCGGATCGCTATCCGAGTAATACGCCACTAGCGCCCCGCAACCCGTCTAGGGTTGATGATATAGTCCGATCTTGTGTGAAAGCGCAAGAGCTAGACAGAAATGATCTAGCAGTAAAGCGCTAGCGCTTTACTTAACATAATGATTTCGTGCCTGATGAGTTCATAAGTCGAACCGTATATGATACTGGGTTGGCTGGTAATACCCTTCGTCCGTACACTACGAACCTTAGGGTGAGTACGAAAAGTGGAGAAGCGCCCTCAATTTCTAGTGTAACTTGGGGAAATTTAACGGAGGGAACTGCACCAACCAGCGTTACTCCCACGGTTGGTACTGTCGCTTTTACATTGCAAAAATCAGGGGCAATTGTGCAGGTTTCTGATGAATTATTAGAGGATTCTGCGCTAAATTTGGGCGAGGTGCTTTCAACGGCTGCCCGTGATTCTTCAGGCAGATTTCTTGACACTGCAATTTTAAATGGTACAGGGGCTTATGGAGGTGTCTTACAGGCCTCAATTGGCTCTTATACTGCGGCAAATGCGGCTAGTATCGTAGGAGCAGACGTAATAGGCCTATATTACGATCTCCCAGCTAACTGGATCGCTTCTGATGGCTGTATTTTTGTGACACAAAGTGCAGTTTCAGCAGCAATAAGTTCAATTAACGTGAGCTCTGCTGGTGCTCCAGCAATTGCGAGTCTAAATGACTCACCTAGTGACTGGCTCATGGGTAAAAGGCACATCATGAACGACAACGCTTCAAATGGGTTGAATGCTACAATTGCCACAACTAACGTTACGGCGTTGTTTGGTGATTTTAGGCAGGTTTATTTATTTGAGCGTAACAACGTAACAATTTCTAGGGACTCATCGAGATTTTTTGATGCATCTCAGATTGCGTATAAATTTGAAATGAGAAGCGGATCAAAAACCGCTATAGCTGCTGCATTTACAAAGCTTATACAAGCCTAGTAATTGTGGTTAGAATCGTAATTAATGATCTCGATCATTAAGCAAACTAATTAAGGTGTAGCGGGCACGCGCAACCCTGCCCGCTACGCACCTAAACAAGGATCATTTTATGGCTGGTAATGATGTAATTCTGGTTATCAAAGCAGACAACCGCGCAACTAAAGAATTAAAGAGCGTAGGGAAACAAACCGATCAGCTAGGAAGCAAATTTAAAACTATGGGCAAGGCGGGCGCGGCGGCGTTTGCTGTGGCTGCAACAGCAGCCGCCGCGTACGGTGTTAAAAGTGCGCTATCATTTTCTAAGTCACAAGCGCAAGTACGCACCCTGATCAGCGTTACAGATCAAGAGTTCCAAAAGCTAAACGCAAGCACTCTAAAATTTGCCGGTAGTATGAACATTGCCGCCGCTGATGCGTCGAAGGCTTTATACGATGCCTTGAGCGGTGGTGTGCAGCGATCTGAGGTGATCCCATTTTTAGAAGCCGCCGCCGCTGCTGCACATGCTGGCGGGGCTTCATTAACGGAGTCTGTAGGTATTCTCGTACAGGCTCAGAACGTCTATGGATCTACGGTGCTAAGTGCTGCGGAAGCGTCCGATGTTCTGTTCGAGGTAATCCGGGGCGGTATTACAACCCTACCCGAATTGGGCGCGGTATTAGGGCGCGTTTTACCTACTGCGGCTGCGCTCGGTGTGAGCTTTCAGGATGTAGGCAGTTCCCTATCAGTTATGACAAGTAGAACAGCAGACACGGCAGGCAGTGTTACGCGCTTAAACGCGTTGTTCGTAGCCGCTTTACGGGACTCCTCAAAGCTTGCAAAGGGGATCAAAGCTGA